GCGGAAACGTCCTCCACATTCACTCAGGGAAAGTGTCTGTTTTTATAATATACATTATAAATATATACCAATGTCCGGTGCTCTGGTTGAGTTAGTAAGCAAAGGTGCACAAGATGTGTATTTAACAACTTCAGAAGGTATGAGTTTCTTTAACTTAAAATATCAACGACATACCAATTTTTCACAAGCCCCGAAGCTTATAAAAGAGATATCTACTGAAGACGTTTCTATTATAGTGCCAGTTTGGGGAGATTTGTTAAATGCGGTGTGGTTTGAGGGGGTAGATCTATTGAATTCCTTCTTTGGTGCTAAGTTTTCCCTCTATATTGGGGGTCAAAAAGTTGATTCATATGATTTTGATTACAGTAGTGATATATGGCAAAATTACTTGGCAGATACATACACAAAATCCCAAGAAATTAACAATAAATGTTCGACAACAAATCCTAACTTTTTATCGCTTCATTACTTTTTCGGTGATAATCAATCATTCATTCCTCTCGTGGCATTACAATTCCATCAGGTTGAGATTAGAATAGACTTTGCCCCGGGAGCGGTTGCTCAAAATATCCGGTGTTATGGAAACTACATTTACCTCGACGCCGAAGAACGAAGACGCTTTACGAGTAAGAAGATGGATATTATTATCACCCAATGTCAACAAATTAAAAAGACACTCGATTGTGACGATACCGAATATTACGAGGAAAAGGCGACAGAAGCACAAAATGAATATAACGAAGCCAACACATTATTGCAATCATTACAAACCGCTGACCCACCAAATCCCACAGCAATAAATGCCCAACAATTGGTGGTAGACCAAAAATTGGATGCGTACAATTCAGCACAGTCAGCCTCTACAAGTTATGTAACAGCCACCGATGGATACAATGATATCGATCTCTCGCAATTTAACCACCCCGTAAAGTCTCTATTTTTTGGTTATACAACGAAACAGGCGGTCGTTGAAAAGGACTATTTGACATTTAAAACTGCCGATATACAAATCAACGGAACACCTTTATTGGAGAATATGAGTCCTCTATACTTCCACATCGTACAAAATTACAATCATACAAAATACGGGATTATACAATATGACGAAGACAAAGACTGTCCGTTTTATACTAGGTATTTCGCGTACCACTTCTGTCTAAATGCCTCCAGTTATAAACCAACAGGGACATGCAATTTCAGTAGGCTCGATAACGCAAAACTCATTCTAAGAAATGTGAAAAAGGGTTATGAGCGCGCGGCGACGGAGGAACTTACGGTTTATGCGATAAATTACAATATATTACGCATAGATAAAGGTATGGCAGGAGTTTTATTCGCAAATTAAATAACACTCCAAACATGGAAAAATTAACATCTTATTTTAAGTAGTGCTTAGTGCAACCTATCTGTTGCAGCTAACAACGCAACTCCTAAAATAAAGAATAGTACTAAATGATTACACTCGGTATTTTCTAAACCTTTTGGGTCAGATTGGTTGACAGGTTTAGACACTTTTTTGACTTGTTCTGGTGTCGGCGGTTCCTCTTCCTCAATGAAAGCGTACCCTATCATACTCTAGGTTTAGAGATTAATTTCGGTTTTCTTTTTTCTTCGAACTCGCTTCTTAGTCGGTGCCGACACAGCAACTTCCTTAACTTCACCACCCGTCGATTCTCCTGAGATGGAAACGATATCGGAGATATCATCTTCCACGACCGGGATCTTGGTGGTCGTCTCCTTTGGAACTTCCGGGGTAGTATTAACCGGTAACGGTGGACCAACCATGCCACTCATCAGGCTTCCAAGGTCAATGCCCGGACCCTGCATCTCATATTGACCACCCGATGACGTGTCGTTAATCTCTGGACTTTGTGTGGCCGGGGGTGCCGCCGTCTGAGCTTTGCCCATATTCTGTGCCGCTTGCATCATATTTTTCATCATCTCTGGATTTTGTTTCAAAACGTCTCCCATATTTGGTAAGGATTTCATCATTGTAGAGGTCAAGTGGAACATCATGGCGGATCCACCAAGCATGAGTATCAGCTTGACTTCCGGAGCGACGTGCATCTTCGTTCGATACTTCACGTACAATTCCTCGAAAACGGTATCGTAATCGTCCTGATTTTCCATCACCGATTCGGACCATCCTTCGAGTTGAAGATCGAATGGGTTGTAACGTTTGTTAAGGAATTCGAGACCCGTGACACAAGCAATCAGCATGCGCTTGGAGAAGCGAACCGATTGATCCACCTCAATAGAATACATCACCCTTTTCACCTCGGCACGGAGTTCATCCACGGGTGAATACGCCGTGAGACGTTTATTCACCGAAAATCCCTTTTTCTCTAATCTACCGATCTTGTTCATGAGATCGGCCTTCTCGTCGTCTACAGTCGCAAAATTCGGAGAGGGGCGCTCTTCCTGTTCCTGACCACCGTAGTCACCACCCCCTCCCCCACCTCCGTATGCGTCATCATCTCCCATGAATATAGGATCTTCGCCATAATCAATTTCTTCTTCTTGTTGTCGAGGCATTTCAGTTTGTTTATTTGGATTTACAAAAGCATCGAGTGCTTCCTGATGAGATGGGGCGGGCGCTCTCCCCATCGGTCTGTTGTTTGTCGGTCTCTTGGGCTTTTGAATTCTCGGAGCCGAAATTTGAATCTCGTCCATGATGGCCTGTTCATCATCATCTAATTTCATCACAGTAGCATTTCCACGATCGAGTGTTATCTCTTCGTCCATCTACTCTTTAACTTGAAAGTATTAAATTATCTTTAACGCACTTTATTGTAAAATATAATATTAAGTCATTATATAATGGATACCCCAGACCGAGTACGAATTGCGGTTAGTATAGGATTGATAGCTTTGATATTAGTCCTGTATGTTATAAATCGAAAAAGTGATAAATATTCACCGAAGCCTATAACAGTTAAACCGGCCGGAGATAAGAAAATAAATGCCCTCGAAGATGATATCGCATGTATTCCCGGCCCCGGAGAAAAGTCGGCATACTATACCCGAAGGGGAGGTAATAGAAAAACCTTCACGCCAGGTGGTGTATGTGGCGGACAAAAATCTGTCGAGGATAGTGCCAATTATGAAATTGTGGATGGAATTGGCGGACTTTTAATCTAGGAGTATAATAATAGACAGGACGATGACACTGCCCGACACAGAATATGAAACACATACGGTGGTCGTGGATAATTTAAGTCATGGTAACAATACAAACTTTGTGACTTTCTTACCCAAGCCCCTCGAAAATGTTGTGGAAGCAAAATTAATGGCAGCCTCCCTCAATACGAACGGTGATGCTCAGCGATGCATCCATATCACAATAAACGAACTCAGAACCACATTCAGTCAAACGGCAAGAGCGGACCTTTCTGCGGCGAGTTCCAACATCGAAAGCGTGTTCGGTACTATCATGTGCCAGCATCAATTACACGGTGGTTCCAATGGTCAAAAGGCTGTGTTTTTCCGAGATGATTATGACATCGAACAACAATTTATAACACCTATTCTTAAACTCGATCGCTTAACTTTCGACCTCGACAAACAAAATGGCACACCGGCGAGTGTCCAGGATGCCGTGTTTGTTATGCGATTTACGTGTTTGAAAAGAAACATGAAACCTTTCTAGTCAAAAAATAAACTTTAGTTATTATAACATGTCTTCTGGAATTGTACAATTGACTGCTGTGGGTTCGCAAAACGAACAAATCACAGGCGATCCAGAAGTCTCGTATTTCGTATCTTCTTACAAGAGACATTCAAACTTTTCACAGTCGCTCGAAGAACAAACCATACAGGGGGCAGTGAATAGTGGATCTTCATCCAAAATCCGATTTGATAAATCGGGTGATTTGTTGGGATATGTATATTTATGTATCTCACAAAACGGCGAAGCTAAGGATTCGCCGGATTGGACAACTTTAATCAAAAGTGCCAGCCTCTTAATAGGAGGGCACGTCATCGACACACAAAGTTCCGACTTCTGTGAAAAGATTGCCATAGATACAATGGCCACAAATACGTCGCGAAGTGCGAATGGACCCCACGGCGGTAAAAGTACGCGTTCTTATTTTTATCCGTTTAGGTTCTTCAACTGCGAGAACCCACAATCCGCGATACCTCTTTGTGCTTTATCCTATCATGAAGTTGAAATTGTTATCGAATGGGGAACCAGTGCGGCAGATTATGAATGGGAGTGTCATGCGAATTTTTACTACCTCGAAGAGGAAGAACGAGTAAAACTCGCATCCGAGCCCCAAAATATATTAATTCAACAAGTACAACAAAATACGGCATCGGGAGAAAAGATTCAGGAATTATATTTTAACCACCCAGTCAAGTATATTGCGTCTACAAATACAACTCTATCGTCGGCTCTTACGTCGCCAAGTAACAAAATAAAGCTGAGTGTGAATGGAACTGATATAGGGGTTATGAAATATGCGAAACCGCACTACATCGATGCGAGTGCGTATTATCACACAGAAAATGTCACTACTCCGGACTTTTTCTTATACCCATTCTGTTTAAAAACAAATAGCTTACAGCCCACGGGAACACTTAATTTTAGTAGATTAAATTCAGTCAAATTATGGAGCGAGAATTTAAACATAGATGATGATATTTTTGCCGTAAATTACAACATTT